TCGATAAGGGCCTCGGCTTTGCCGAAATTGCGCTCCGCATGGACCGCAAGGTGCGCGGGGTGGTGAACAAGGCAACCAGCGTTGGCTTGCCCAGGAAGAAGCGGGTGCGCCGTCCGGTTGATGGTTTGCCGGTTGTGCGGGAGCCAGAGCCGGTCGTTTGCATGGACGACGAGGAGCCTGTCTTCGCGCCGCTGGAAGAGGTGGCCGCGTTTGCGCAGCGGTATCGCATTCCGTTTCGTGGGTGGGATGATCTGCGGACGGTTAACGAGGTGCGCGATCGGTCGTTGCTGCCTCGGTTTGCCAAGCCGCTGGCGTGTCATGCGCGGCGGGTAGCATGATCCACTATCACGGAACCCCAATAACGCCCCGCCCCGTCCTGCAAAGCCTGTCGGGGAAGAACTTCTGCATCAGCTACGCGGCACCGAATGACCTGAAAACATGCCTTGCGTCCGGTCAATCCGTCATGGGGGACAGCGGCGAGTTCAGCCGGCATACCCGCGGGCTGCCATCCGACATTCCGGGCTACATTACGTGGCTCCGTCCGTGGTTGCGCCATCCGCATTGGGCGGTCGCGCCGGATATCATTGGCGGGACAGTCGAACAACAACGCGAGGCGCTGAAGCAGTGGCCATATCCGCGTCACTGCGGCCTCGGTGCGGCGGTGTGGCACATCCATCTACCTCTGGATTACTTGGCCGAATTAGTCGATACATGGCCGCGCGTTTGCTTTGGCAGTTCCGGAGAATTCTGGGAATTAGGTACAGACAAATGGCGCGAGCGCATCACGGAAGCGTGGAATTACCTCAAGCGGCGCAACCAAATCGAGCCGAACGTCCACATGCTTCGGGCAATGAACGAGGCCAGCAACGGGCCATGGCCTTTCGCATCGGCGGATAGCACGATGATTGCCCGCAACCACGCCGGCGCCCCGTCTGTGGGGCGGCATAAAAAGTGCGCTGTGAAAATGGCGCATGAGATCGATTCGCGTAACCCGCCGGCTGAATACGTCATCCGGCCTGAACAAATGGGATTGGCAGCATGAAAATCACCAGAGGCTACCGCGTCGAAGCGGCGCACTTCCTGACGGGCGTTCCGCCGGAGCATAAGTGCTCCAGAATGCACGGGCACCACTACCACATCAAGGTAACGGTCGATGGCCCGATTGACCCAGTTACCGGCATGGTCATCGATTATTGGGACATCGACAAAGTTGTTTGGCCGGTTCTGGAGCGGCTTGACCACCAATGTATCAACGACGCGATCGACAACCCGACCGGGGAACTGATCGCTGTTTGGCTTGGCGGTCAGATTTCGGAACTGCCTGGATTGACGCAGGTTGAGGTGTTCGAGACGCCAGACTGTTCGGCGATTTGGGAAGCGCCGTCCGTAGCCGGACGACATCCGAGCCGGGCGGCGTGACTGAATAGCGGCAATGGTGCCGCGTAAGGAGATGAAATGAGAAACAACTATCCGCCGTTCTATCTGGTCTGGAATCCGAACGGACGCGCGCCGTCACGTCGTCATCCGAGCAGGGCAGCCGCCAGCCTTGAGGCGGAACGGCTGGCGCGGGCCAATCCTGGTCAGGAGTTCTACGTGTTGGTTCCGCTATCCTTGGTGACAAAAAACGACATCGTGCGGACCACCTTCGATGTGTCGGCTGACGAAATCCTGTTCTGACGACATCCGCGCCGGGCGGTTCCCGGCTCCCTACGGAGGATGAAACATGATCGATTCTGACGAAAAAGCACTGCGCTACCTCGAACGATGGATCAACATCGAACACGAAAAGCGCGATCGGGCCGAGGATTTGAAGGAACTCGCCGCCGAAGCAAAGAGCGCCGGCCTGATGCCGGAAGAAATCGCGGGCATCAAGTTGAAGGTCAAGCGGCACTTCGAGACGGACAAAAACCGGGCGAAACGGGAATCGGCGGAACAGTATGCCGAGGCGTTGGGCGCATTGAAGGACACGCCGCTTGGTGCGGCGCCTGCGACGCTTGGGCTTACCGGGTCCATTCCGGAACAGCACGCACCGCACTGACCGCCCAAACCAAGCGGGCCGATCGGAACTGCAATCCCGACCGGCCCGTGACCAACGCGGCTGCAACCGCGCGAGCCTGTCAAATCCACTACCTAGGACCGACACTATGATCCTATCCCTATTCCGACCCGGCGCGGAAGTCGCCCGGCTGCGGGCTGAGAACGCCAGCCTGAAACTGCAAAACGCCTCCCTGCAATCCGAGATCGACAACCTGATTGCCGGGGCACTCGGCAAGGTCATGGCGCTTACCGCGGATCGGCGGGCGGAGAGGATGCGGGGGCGGGATGCTGGCGGGCGGTTTGCGTCGTGAGGGCCGACTACGCGGCGTTCCTGGCGAGCAAGGCGCCGAGGCCCGTTGCATCGGGCGTGGAGCCGTCCACCATGCCGGCGCACCTGTTCGACTACCAAGTTGCCGCAACCGACTTCTGCATCCGTCAAGGACGCGCGGCGCTGTTCCTGGATACCGGCCTTGGCAAGACCGTCTGTGAATTGGAGTTCGCCGCACAAGGCGCCGCGGCAACAAACGGATGGGCACTGATCCTGACGCCGCTTGCCGTCGCACGCCAGATCGAAACCGAAGGGCGCCGGTTCGGGTATGACTGCCGGGTGATCCGGGACATGTCCGAGGCAGGTCCGGGGATCAACATCTGCAATTACGATCGGTTGGACAAGTTGGATTGTTCGGCGTTTGGGTGCGTGGTGCTGGACGAGTCGAGTATTCTGAAATCGTTCACCGGGGCAACCACGCGGGCGCTGATCGGCGCCTTTCGTGATACCCGCTTCAAGTTGTGCGCTACTGCCACCCCCGCCCCGAATGACCACATGGAACTTGGGCAGCACGCCGAATTTCTCGGGATCATGGCAAGCAACGAGATGCTTGCCCGCTGGTTCATGTCAGATCAGACGGAGATGGGGCGCTACCGCCTGAAGCGTCATGGCGAAAGTGCGTTTTGGGACTGGATGGCGTCTTGGTCTCGTTGCGCGGAAAGCCCCGCCGATTTGGGATTTAATGCGTCGCGCTTCGTCCTGCCGGAACTGAAGATCATTCGCCATAAGGTTGCGGGCGATGTCCGCGCGCCGGCCGGCGTTTTGTTCATGGAGGATCTGAGCGCGACGAACATTCACGCCGTCAAACGGCAGACTGCGGATGCGCGGGCGGACTACATCGCGGAACTGATTGCCGCGGAACCGGACCAATCCTGGCTTGTGTGGGTCGATACCGACTACGAGGCCGATGCGGTGATCCGGGGAGTGCCTGCAGCTATTGACGTTCGCGGATCGCACTCGCCAGAGAAGAAAGAACAGGGGCTTTCGGCGTTCCTGACTTCCGGGCGACCCCTTGTCACAAAGCCGTCGATCGCCGGCCAAGGATTGAACTATCAGCACTGCGCGCGCGTGGCATTCGTTGGCCGGTCGTTCAGCTACGAGGCGTGGTATCAGGCCGTTCGGCGGTGCTGGCGGTTCGGTCAGACGCGCCCTGTAATCGTCCATCTCGCCGTTGCTGAGGGTGAAGATCAGATCGGGCGCGTCATTGACCGTAAGGCAGATGATCATTCGCGGATGAAACGAGCGATGGCAGACGCCATGCTCCGGGATCGCGCGCGTGAAAGCATCGTCAAGGTAGCCTATGCGCCAAACCACAAGGGGAAAATACCGTCATGGCTGAAATCCGCTGCTTGAACGAACACCACGGGGATTCCTTCGTGGCGTATCATGGGGACTGCGTTGATGTGGTTCGGCAGTTGCCGGACAACAGCATTGGCTTTTCCGTCTACTCTCCGCCGTTCTCGGGGTTGTATATCTACAACGACTCCGAAGCCGACATGGGCAACAGTTCGAATGACGACGAGTTCATGGAGCACTACGCCTATCTGGTGAAAGAACTGTATCGCGTCATGCGGCCGGGCCGCATCGTCGCTGTCCATTGCAAAGACCTGGTGTTCTACAAAAACCAACGCGGCAAAGCGGGGCTTCGTGACTTCCCCGGTATGCTGATCCGGGCACATGAGGACGAAGGCTTTACGTTCCACTCGCGCGTGACGGTGTGGCGTGATCCGGTTCGGGAAATGACCAAGACGAAGGCGCACGGGCTGCTCTATAAGCAGCTTCGCGCGGACTCCTCGTTCTCGCGTCAGGGGTTGCCTGAATACATCCTGGCATTTCGGAAGTGGGCGGCCGAGGATGACAGCGAAGATGTTTCGCCGGTCACAAAGACATCGGCTGATTTCCCGCTGCCGTGGTGGCAGGAAACCGCTTCTCCGGTGTGGATGAACACGCGGGAAACCGACGTGCTGAACGCGCATCGCGACCCGGCCGACGAAAAGCATATTTGCCCGATGCCTCTGGACCTGACGACACGCGCAACCGCGCTCTGGTCCAATCCGGGCGATACTGTCTTGTCGCCGTTCATGGGTATTGGTTCTGAGGGATTTGTCGCCTTGAAGAACAGGCGCCGGTTCGTTGGCGTTGAACTGAAGGAAACCTATTGGCGTCAGGCGTGCCGGCATCTTGCGGGAGCAGAGGCGGGCGCCGTCGATCTGTTTGACGAGGCCGCGGCATGACCCGTCCTCCCGGCCTCCCGGACCTCCACGCCGTCGTCACCGCGAAACCGGATGCGATTATCACGCTGCCGGCGGGGTGGGTGTTGCAGTTGATCGAGTATGTGTTGTGGTTGGAGGCAAG